ATTTATCAGCTAGTAAAAATGAAACTTCGGACTACACAGCTTTTGTTCTGGGGGGCAGACTTAAAGATAATTACTACATTGTCGATGCTCATCAGGTTAGATCAATTGGGAACCTTGAGAAAATAGATCTTTTATGCGACATGCTTGTTGAGTGGGGGATTCTCGCACTCCAGAACGGTGAGTACTTTCCCACGTACTCAACCGTGACACTCGTTGTGGAAGCAGTTGCGTACCAGGCGTCACTCGCCGCAGACCTTAGAAGAGTGCTTCTGAACGAGCGTGGCCTTCATAACATTCATATCCACGAAGTCAAAGGCTTCAGAGGAGATAAAGTTGCAAGATTTAGAGGTACTCTAGGTTTGCTTGAGAATAAAAAGGTTATTTTTAATAAGTACCGTAAATTCGAAGCTCTGTCAGATCAGCTCATCAACATTGGAGCGACATCACATGATGATCTTCTAGATGCGTACACTTGGCTTATGACCTTCCTCCAGAAACGCGGCAACTTTTCTATTGAATACTGATGACTAAGACACTTATTCTTGTCACTGCACACAACCCTCTTGCTCGTTTTGATCCTCTTATGAGGTGTTTAAAGGAGTACGCAGGTCTTCCTGGTGACAAATTTGTAGTTCTTTATGTTGATCACGACCACAGGGACGATGTGTACGACTTAGAAGAGCTTTTGGAAGCCAACCTCTTTGAAGGTTTAAAAGTTGAGATCCAAATTGCTGGACCAGAGTTTAAAGATTATTATCTTTGCTGGGCTCATAAAGACTTACTAAGACTTTCAGTCGTACAAGAAGCATACGATTACTACATTTACAGTGAAAACGATATGCTTTTCACTAGGAAACACTTTGATTACTGGTTTAGATATAAGGATAAACTTAAAAAATTAAATCTTGAACCGTCCTTTTGTCGGTTTGAGCGGCAAGGAGATTTAAAAATTCCATTTGACAACTATAAAAGATATAACCTCACAGAGCTTACAGAAGACGTATGGCATGATATACCTCATAAAGCGTCTGTATATCTAACCCCAGAAGACGATAATTTTATTGGTTTTATTCTGTTGGGTAACCCTTACTCAGGCATGATGATTCTCGATCAAGATCAAGCTGCTGAGTACATAGCTTCACCTAGTGCGCACATAAATATCAGTCACATGCTTACAGGGCACAGAAACTGGCCTGTTGCTGACAGATCCCTCGTATGGGCCTTGCGTTTGAAAACTTGAAAGACTGAGTCGGAGATCATCGCCGTGTGGTTCCGTTGGTTAAGAGAGAAGGTAAGGTTGTCATTGCGAATGAGGGTTTGATTCAACATTTGGATACAAAATATAGCGATCCTCTTGTGAAAGCCTCAGACTGTATAACCACGGAAAATATGTTCGTATGAACAACGTAAACCACCCCAGCCACTACAACCAAGGCGGCATAGAGACGATCGAAGGTATTCGTGCTGCACTAACTAATGAAGAGTTTCAGGGCTTCTGCAAAGGAAATGTGCTGAAATACGTCTGGAGGAGTAATCACAAAGGAGGGGTTGAGTCTCTAAAGAAAGCAGCGTGGTATTTACATCTCCTGATCGAAGAGACAGATGTAGAATGATGATTATTTGAATCTTTATGGATATTAAGGCTTTTGGTTCTGTTTATGGGCAGCAAGCTAATCTGCCTTACGCCAGTGGGTTCCATTGGCAACCTTCTGATGGGCAAAAAACATTTTCAACCTGTCGAGCTATTTTTGTCGAAAACAAAGGCACAAACGACCGAGACGATTTTTATGTACGTCTAAACGATATGGGTGAAAATCAGTTTTTACACGTAGAAAATGTTGCAGGCGATATTGAGCTGCCTTTTGGTGCAGTTACACTTAGTGGAGGATCTGTAAACGCTGTCTTGGTGTTGTATTAATGGACGCCTACGAAAGGGCTGCATCTGCTTTTAACAAAGCTTACAAAAATCAATTAGCGGCGCAAGACGGGATGCGTCGAAGTTCTGAAAAGGACGAAGCTCGGTTTGGCGATTATGTCCAGCAGAGCGAAGGCTATGTTTCCGGTGCGCCCACGCCTCCTGTTCCTCCTCAGAATGGAGAAGCTGAATCTGGATTCGATCCTGAGATGGATGATCAGATTGACAAAGTCGAAGCCATGAAGAATGGGCTGATGTCTGAGTCCAAGAGTCGTTTAGAACGAATGGCTCCCAGCGATTTTTAAGGTAGTATGTTGCTATTGGCAACTTACCTGTGATTATTGACAGCTTTCCTTACTTCAACGAGAAGGAGTTGCTTGAACTGCGTGTTCGTACTCTAGAGGACCATGTAGATGGTTTTCTAATTGCTGATGCGAATATGACGCACAGAGGGGAACCAAAGCCCTTCACCTGCGTGGACACCCTCAGAGAGCTAGGACTTCCCGAAGATAAAATTCAGGTCTTACACGTTGAATTGCCTTCCTATGAAGAAGCACCTGACCCTTGGGTTCGTGAACGAGGTCAGCGAGATGCTCTGGGCGTTGGTTTGCATATGCTCGGTGACGATTGTTATTTTATCTGCTCTGATTGTGATGAGCTTACTAACCCAGCTGCGCTTGAAGCTATCAAAACTTCTATCGATATGGAAGAAGACAAAATCGTCAGGTTGAGTATGTCTATGCACTATGGGCGTGCAGATCGTCAGCCTTGTTTCACCTGAGGGAGAGCTTTTCGACTGGCGTTGCGGCGTGGCGTCCACGGTAGGAAAAACTTAAAGAGCATGGAACTCTTTCTTCGATGAGGGCGAGTACGAATAATTACTACGTTGGCGTTCGGAATGCCGGGTGGCATTTGTCCTGGATGGGTGATGCCGACAAGCGCAAGACTAAACTTCGTTCGATTGCCGAGTATTACATCTGGGATCGACCGGAAGTACAAAAACTCTGTGAGGACTTTGTGCCTGAGGAAGGTAAAACTGACATGCTCGGCAGAGAAGATCATCTTTTAACTTCATATCCGGTAGAGGATTTACCCGAAGGGGTGCTTAAAATAGAGAGAGTCAAAAAGTATTTGTTACCCGATGGCTGATAAGATGCCCGCCGAGCTTTTAGAGAAATTCAAAAAAGATCGGGAAGAAAACAAAGCGCCCAGCGGCGAAGAGCTTAAAAACGACAAGCGCAAGTCTGCTCGTGACAAAGCTCGTAAAGCCAAGGAAATGCGTAAAAAAGACTGAAGTGACTTTTAATGTCGTCTCAAATCGAAACAAGGAATAGGTACGAAGAGGTTCTTGAGGCCGCTAGGACTCAGGATCGATCGAATCAATCCGCCACAATGGTTGTGCTTAGCCACATCCAACAAATGACCCTTTTGATGATCAAAAAGGGTCTAACTTTTTACTGCGATCAGGACACTTACAAAGGAAGAAATAGGTTTATTAACAACCTCATCACTCTTAATAAGCTAGATATTCGCTTCCCGGCGATTATTCGGAACTTTTTAATCGACGGTTGTGGTCTTTTTTACTTTCGACCAGATAAAAAACTTAAGTATCAAATCTATTTTTTCAACAAAAACCAATATCGTGTTTATCACGACTTAAATGGCGACGTTGAGGAAGTCGTTATTCTCTATAGCTACAAGGTTAAGAACAATAATCTCGGATTACCTTCCGATACCTATGGTCAAAACAAAAGATATGTGCGTCTGGCGATCACAGCTGACGAGATCAACGAAGTAGAGGCCGATACTGAGCTTAGTTTTGAGCTTGAACCAGGAAGCGTTCTTAGTCCTGCTAAGACAAGACCTAATACACTCGGTTTTGTTCCAGCTGTTGAGGTTTTAAACAAGCCAAACGCTAGTGGAACTGAGGGAGAGGGTGAATTTGACCCGTTCATGGAGCAAATTGTTCTTCATGATCAAATTATTCGCAATGTTGCTAAAAATATCGAGTTTTTCGGCAACCCAACGCTGATTAGTTCGCGTCCACGCAGTGATCTTGTAGAAGCCAACGACGCTCAAAGTGGATTTAGGCCCACAATTAGCAGTCAGAGCGGTTTTTCAGGTCCCGATACCCCTTCAACAAGGGTTAGTGAGCCTTTTGGCGCTGCAATGGGAGGAGGACTACGTGTCCCTCGTATTATTGCGAACGTGGAGCCCACAGATCGTGTGGGTTACATGACCCCTGATCCAGTTAGTGGCGATATGAATCGCTATGCGCTTCTTTTGCGGGAAGAAATCCGCACTGCGCTTGGCGGTGTTGATGAAATCTCTATCTCAGCAGGTGCAACGGCGACTGAGATCAAAGGTCTCATGGGTCGAGCACAAGCGACTGCTCTAAGGAAAATAAGTCGTTTTTAACTTACGGTTTTTGCCGTTTGTTGGAGATGATTATTTATCATCAAGAGCAGATCTTTAGAGAATCTTTTATTGCCGCTTCAGGTATGAAAGAACCCAACCCACCTAAGGATGCAGAACCTGAATCTCTTGAAAAGTATCAAAAAGCAATCATCCGCTTTGAGCAGAAAGTGGATGCTGCAATGCGGAAAGCCCTTGCAGAAAACAAAGTACCGCCCGGTGTCGTGGGTTTACCTGAGGACGGCGACCGTGATGTCTCTTATCGCTTCCAAGGCGATGTGTATGAAGATACTGCATACGATATAAACCAAAAGTCAATCGTCGTCAGGAATTTACAAGAACTAGGTGTGGATAGTGTTGAAGCACTGAAGTTCTTATTTCCTGAGAAAACTGACAGCGAAAGGGCGGAAATGTTGCAGGGTTTTCCTTTCCGAATGGTTCAACAAACCCAAGCAGCAATGCAGCAATTTCTGGTATTATTAAGCCAGATGTTGCAGTCTCCGCATCCTCTTGCGCCTGATTCAACCATTAGCGGCTGATCCTAGACTGAATGTCACTCCGCTCCTGTACAGGACGTTCGATCATCTCGCGGAAGAATTAACCTACTCGGGTAGCTATGAGCCAGCAGATCCAAGCTTCGACCCCGAGCCCGGTCTCCCCGGCGGCAGCCCCGGCGGTAACCAACGACCAGGGCTCAACCGCCTACCCGCAGTGGGTAGCGACAGGGGGCTACCCCGGCGGTAGCTTCGGCACCTACAGTCCAACAGCCTCAGCAGGTAGCTCTAATTACGGAGCCTACTACCAGCAACCAGTTCAACCCGTTAACGTCGCAATCCTCCCCCGACCAATCCGTGGGAGTCGGCGATGGGCAGCCTGGAGCGGGTGCTTCAGACTTTGCCATCTCAATCCCCCAGCCAGACTCAGTGGTCGCCCAGCCAGGCTCCCGCGACGGTTACTCAACCACAGAGTCAGCCTTTACAGGCCCAGCCCTGGGCTTACCAGGAACAGCAGGCAGCGCCGATCTCGTCTACCAGCGCCTCACCGACCCAGGGTTCCTCTCAGGCTTCTACGGCACCCCAACTCAGCGCGGTAAGCGCAGAGGTCGTTAATCACTTCGGACTCGAAGCACCTGGAATTCTCAATCAGTATTCCTGTGCCCTTGAGGACATGCTGATTGATCAGGCAACTCGTTATGACGCCCTTAACGAGCGTGCTGGTGCGATGCAAACCATCCTCACCAACCCTGACCACTTGGCTGATTACACCGATCGTTTCTTCACTGAAGTGTTATCCCGTTGATATCGATGAGCCCACCGTGGCTCCTACGGCTTATCAGCAGACTTACGACATGCCTGCTCCCCCTGCAAACGTTGGTGGTCAGCAAGTCCAAGCCGCTCCTCAGCAGCAATGGGACACTTTCGGTGAAGTGATGAACCGTAATCCCGAAAACGCTTGGCGTTACCTGCAAAACATGGGTCCTGAGGCAATGCGCTCCAAGCTCTTGTTCATGGAAGGAGCCTGATATATTTCCTTCGTGGAATGCGTCACCCCGGTTAGCCACCGGGGTTTTTTGTTGCTATTGTTTTCTTATTGACTTATTAGTTATGCGTTCACTCGAATGGTTAGCTGATCGCGGACGTGTTCGTAACCGCGCTTCTCAACCCGCTCAAGAACAGAGTGCTCCTCAGTCTGATTCTTCTGAATCTTCACCTTCGGAAGGTTTTGAAGAGAGCGTGGAAATTCCTTCTGTCCCTCCCATTAGCTGAATTTTCTTTTCGATTAGGTTCTCTCCTGCTCGAAGAAGTTTGATTCCTGCAAAGCCACAGACGAACGATAAAGCAATCGATTGTCTGCGAGATAAATTCAGTTGCTCTGCAATAGCGGGACTTATAAACTCGGCTAAAAGAAAGCCAACAATAGCGGCTTTAACCATGTGAGGAATTAATTTTCTCAGGTTTTGTGGGTGAAGTATAGAATCAGCCACAGAACCCGAAATTGCTGCGAGAAATGCTTCAGGGTCGTCAGTAAGGACGGTAAGAACTTTCTGAGAAAAAGAATTCATGAGTTCCCCCCTTCTTCCAGTATTCTAAATTGCTTTAAAATTGTTATATCAGCGGTATAAAAATGACTTATGCGGCTCTGACAAACTGGAAGTACGATAAAAATCTTTATCACAATATACAATCTGGTCCTCAAAGAACAGCTAGTGACTTAAATTTAATTGATACTTATCAACTTATATCCAGTGGATACAGGACCCCTTGGGGTTATCAACAGACTTATTACACAATCCAAAGTCAAGGAACTGATTTTGGAATTGTTACTCCTGGGCCACCTAACTCAAGTGGATATTTGAACACTGAATGGCGCTCTGTTCCCACAGCTGTCTCGGGTTTTTGGAATAACTACAATGAAATCTGGCCGCACATTTCAGGCGCGTTAAATATTCGTGATGGGTTTAGGTATCAGGGTCTGATCAAGACAGCAAATGCAACGGTACAAACTGCTTTCGGACCTGAACCAGGGTTGTCTGACCGAGGCCCATACACATGGTTTGGGGCTTCTGTTCCTGATAATCAGCGTTATCAACCCTTCCTAACTCCTGAAGGAAACACTGCAGCAGAAGGAAGCACTGGAGGTCCCAATAGTTACCCGAGAGCACAGTTTCCAGCTTTAACTAACCCAACAAACGACACTTCAGGCTCTAGAGCAGCGTGGGTTTATCACCAACCTGTTTACTGTGAGACTTTTGTTGAGTCTGTCAGGTCTGGTGTTCCGGGAAACTTGAGCAGTGTTATTAGGCGAATGTATCGAGGTAAAATCATCTCGTTATGTTTCAAAATTACGGCTCTATCTACGGAGTCTTAGGCGAAGGCGTTAGGGGCATGGTTCGCACCTTTAGCTCCAGTGTGAATAGTTCAAACCAGAAAGGTGTATAACGCTAAATTTGCGACACTTTTCTGTTAATTTGTTGTTAATTGAACGTAGAATTTAAAAGTAGTTTTTTCGGAGACATACGTTGTTTATTGACAACGATTTCCCGAAGATTCTCGGTGCGGAACTCTACCGTCCTCACCCCGCTTACATCGTAGAGATGGCTGCTGAGCCGGTCATCGTTCACGATTTTAGTAAGCAACCGGGTCAGACTGTACAGCTCGATCGCTACCGGTTCTTCGGCAATCCTGGCTCTAAAGAGTCACGTGAGCGTACCGCTGAGCAGACCATTGGTACTGCAAACAGCCGGAACATCGTGAAGGATAAGGTGCTCGTCACCCTTCGCGAGTACACCGGTCCTGCAGACCCTTCGGATCCCACCCAGCCTTCTACTTTCAAGATTGCTCGGGAAACCCTGATCACTGCACAGCGTTTGCTGCTTGATACAGGTAACCTGACCACCTTCCACCAGAGCATCGGTTCACTGACTCTGCTGGATGACTATCGTCGTTGGCGCGATCGGGTGTTCATCAACGAACTCCTGAAAGCTGTCTCCAAGGGTCAAGCTTCTGACACCCAAGGCGGTTACTACTTCCTGGTGATCTCGCCACTGGCGCACTCACCTACACCAACGCCGAGCAAGCTAAGTTCGACGTTAAGGACGT